GTCCTTGGACACATCGCCCACGTCTACCACCCAGCCGGCAAGGGGGCCTTCGATGATCTCGGCCTTGTCGCCGGGCCGAATGCGCCGCTGTTCCTCTTCCTCTCGGCGCAGGCGCTCGAGGCGGGCGGGGCATTGGGCCATCTGGGCCATCTGTCGGTCGGTGATCGGCATGGGTTCACCGTCTGAGGATATGACCCGCGTCAGGTACTGAGATCCGGGGGCTAGATCGAAGATAGCGTGCCAGACGGGGTATGCTGAGAAGCGGGCGAAGACGTAACCGGGTGCAATCCGCTTTTCGTGCCGCACCTTCTTGCGATGGCCTTTTACCCGGCGCCAGACTTCGACGGTAGGATACCACGCCTCGACACCGCGCGCTTCCAAAAACGCCTTGGCCTTCGGCTCGCACTGAGGGCGGCTTTGCAGGACGTGCCAAACCGCATCCGTGATCGGCTCGCCGGTTATGGTGCGGGCATGGATCATGCGAGTGTCCAGAGGGTAATGACGGCGCCGCCTTCGGGGCGCGTGACGCTGATCTTGCGGCCCGTCACCTTGCCGGCGATGCGAAGGCTGCGCATCTGGCTACCCATGCGTTTGCCCGACCAGCCGAGCGCGTCGGCAAGCTGCGCGGCTTCGTATTCGACCCCCGGCTCCATGACTGACAGGATATTTTCGTGACGTTCCGCGCGCTCGGCGCGTTCGAGATCCCTGTTTGTCGTAGTCGTCGGGGCGCCGTATTCGTTCTTGATCCACCCGCCGCCGTGCAGTGAGGCACTGCGGCGGTCATGGGATCGCACCATGTCCTTGCGCATCATACGAGCCAGCTCGTCCTCGCCCCATGCCTCGAAGGCGCAGCTCTTGGGCGCCCTAGTGCGTATCAAGGTCGGGGCGTGGATCTTGTCGTATCGTCCGGTGAAGGAGGATTGGTCAGTCATTGTTGGTCCTCTATGCGCTGAATTTCAGCCGGCAAAAGCGCGTGTCCCCAAACCTCCATGCCTGCCCAAAATACGCGGCGCGGGCCGTGATGCAGGCTTTCCAGAACGATACCGCGAACAAGGCGCCCGCTTGGCAGTTTGACGATTTCCGTTTTCATGCCTTCCCCTTCCATTCGCCGCGCCCGTAGCGGACTTTTGGCAGACCGAGCCGCGCCTTGTGTGCCGAGACGCAGGACGGCGTGACCCCGACCATGGCAGCGATTTCAGAAGTTCCCCGATAGCCCGCGTACCAGCACGCCTGGATCATGGCGGCTGTCTGCCTCCTGCCCCTGCGGTGCTGGCCGTAGTCCTCGGGAAGGTTCCGGTCCCGCCATTCGGGCACGCCTTGAACGAGGCGCGCGGCTTGGCATTCGGTGGCGGCTATGTTGGCGAAATGCTGCATCAAACCACCTCCATTCGATACCGGCGCACTTCTGCGCCATAGCGGGCTTCAAGAAGATCCATGGCCCCGTCGCCGTAGACTCCACGCCAACTGCGAACACTGCCGGCCCGGTAGGCTTCCAGATCAGCGGCACTCACGTCGCCAGCCGAAACGAGCGACTGGCCGACATGCCCCCAAACAACGATCTCCGGGATCGCGTCCCCGTCGCGAATGGCTTTGGCCAGAGTGCTATCCGAAGACTTGAAGGTTTCCGGCGCGGCCCTTCCTGCCCCGTACCCACGCGGCATGGCTTCGACAAAAGCGCCCTGCGGCGGCCATGCGTATGAACTCTGACTGTCCGCGACCTTCGTCAGAACTTCACCGACACGATCACGATATTCCTCGATCTGGACGACCGGCATTTTCCTGGCGAAGGCGTCGGCTATTGCCGATACCATTGCGACCTGTCCGTCCTCGTCCATGCCTCGGGGGGGCGTGAACCGACCCAGAAACGCCATGAGCATTTCACGCGCCACGGACTTCCGTTCCTCAAACGTCATTCTCCAGCCTCCAATCTTCTGCGAACAGCCTCTGAAACTCCGAATGTGACAACATTCCTCCTGCGCCCCCCCTTGGGGGGGCTTAGGGGGGTATTGACGGTTCCTGATGGTTCTTGACGGTTCGGGGGACCCGGGAGTCCGGGTTTTGTGCACTCAGTGTCCGGGTTTTGTGCACTCAGTGTCCGGTGGGGACACTGTGTCCGGGGGGCACTGTGTCCGGGTTTGCCAAGCGGTAACTCTGGCTCCTGATCCTTCATTCGGATGCGATACTGGTTGCAACCGTGACGCCCTCCACCCGCTACGGTATCCAAGTATCCTGCCCGCTCAAGCCGCCGAATTATTCGCCGAGCGCTGCGATCTTCGACACATGCTTTCCGCGCAATCCGCGCCATTGACGGCCAACAATTCCCGGCGTCGTCACAGAAGTCTGCCAAGGCCAGAAGCACCAGCTTCTCGGTCGCGCTGTCCGGGCCGTTGTCCCAGACCCATGTCATGACGCGGACACTCATTCCGCACCCCCGAACGCCCTGGACAGCCAGCCCTCAGCCCGCAGAATGGCCACCTCGCGGCGCACCTCGTCGGCCTCGCATTTCAGCCGCAGGGCTATGTCCTCGACGCCGTAGCCTTGGCGCAGAAGCGTGCGGACGTTGGCCTGCCAGTTGCTGTTTCGTTGCGCGGTCATTCGGCCCCATCCTTGAAAGTATTGGCCGGTGTTGCCAGAGGGCACCGGAACTCCCTGCGTGACCGCCGGAACTTTCCAACGGTTCAAGCGCTGGCATCACTCACGCTCCTCGAATCTGAACCCACATCCCACCAAAGTCAGAGCCTCGGGCACGTCCTTGACCACGGCGACGGTGCCGCGCCAGCTATCGTGCCAGCGCTCCTGATCGGGCGTCAGGCGGCGCGCTGACGGGCGCTTTGACCCATCCTTGACCTCGACCAGCAGGTTCATGCCCCGAAACCCGACGAGCAGATCCGGCACGCCGCCGCCGACCGCGTGGAGCGGCTGCACGCTGCACCCGACGCCACGCAAGGCGGCGACAATCTCGGCCTGATTGGCGTCTACCTTGGAAGCGCGGCGCATGGCTTACTCTGCGGCAAACAGGTCCAGCGACGCGCCCTGCGCTTCCCGCAGATTCCTGTCGGCTTGCGCCGCGTATTCCGATTTCAACTCAAACCCGACATACTTTCGGCGTGCCTTCACCGCCTCGTAACCAGTTGAACCGATGCCGTTGAACGGGTCCATCACCACATCGCCGGGCCGGGTGTAGAGGCGCAGACACTTGCGGATCACGTCCAGTTGCAGCGGACAGACGTGCTTTTCGTCGTTCTCTGCCTTCACCCGGCGAAGAACTTTTCCCTGCTGAATGTCCATCCAGACTGGCGACGCAAGACGCTGCCAGTGGTAAACGTCAAACTCGGCTTCCTCGGTCAACTCCGCGATCAACTGATCGTCCGGCACATCTGCGCAAAGCCCTTGCCGCCGCAAGTCATCAAACCACTCCTGCGCAATCTTGCGGGCTTCATCGCTGCCAGGAGCCCCATGCGACACCCGCCGATCATTCTCGCCGTCTTTGCGAAAAAACAGCATGTAATCCGGCATCCCGACGCGGTTGAACGCGCTGTCTTTCCTGATCTGCTTGTAGAGAAGCCCGATGGCCTTGGTGCGCTGCATCTCCACAACCGGATCTTTCCAGATCGTCGCCCGACCGTGGTAGATCAGCCCCGCCTCGGAGTGCGCGCGGATCAGGTCGCCAGAAAAATCCTGCAAGCCGACCGCGCCATGCTTGCCCTTGCGCATCGGCAGATCGGTGCAATGGACACAGGCAATCCGGCCGGGCCGCAGAACGCGCGTCAGCGCCTCCGCAAAAAACCGATACTGCTCGACAAAAGCATTGCCCTCGCCAGCGTTGCCCAGGTCGCGCTCGCTGTCGGAGTAGACGAACAGATCACCGAATGGCGGCGAGAAGATAGCACAGTCCACGCTGTTTTCCGGCATGGCCCACATACCCTCGACGCAATCGGAATTGTGGATAACCCACCCGTCACCTTGATATTCCGGCTGTTTCATGATGCCTCCTTGATCCAATCGGGAAATGCCAGATCAAGCGGACGGTCATACCTGACGCGCGTCTCCGCTTCGCTCTGAGCACGGCGCATAGCCTCGCTCATCCGGCGCTTCATTTCGTCGTGCTTCTCAGCCTTGCCGTGGATCGCGCGCCAGATCGCCGCCTCGGTGTCGGCAATAACGATGTGGACACGCACATTCCGATTTTGGCCAAACCGCCAGACACGGCGCACTGCTTGGTAGTGTTGCTCGTAGGAAAAGCTGATTGAGGCAAACGCCACATTGCGACAATGCTGAAAATTAAGGCCGTATCCGACGATCTTGGGCTTGCTGATCAAAATCGGACGCTTGCCTTCCGTCCATTCAATGATCGCAGCCTCTTTCGCCTCGACCTTATCCGAACCGCGGATCGAGTAAGCAAGATTGCCGAAAGCTCTTTCTAGATTGTCTTGCTCATCATTTGTCTCGCAAAATATCAGCCACGGGTCGAGCCTCGAACCGCTCCAAGTATTTGATTGCTGATCGCAGCCGGGCAGTGTCGTCGCGCAGCTTGCCGAGTGCTGTGTTGCAGGCGCTGCACAGTAGCCCTCGAACAGCGCCCGTGCTGTGGCAATGGTCGACATGAAGTCGTCGCCCGCGCTTCTCTTGGTGTTTTTTGCTGCAAATCTGGCAAACGCCGCCTTGAGCCTTGAGCATTCGGTCGTATTCGGCTTGGTCGATGCCGTATGTGGATCGCAAGCGGCTGTCTCGCCTTGCGGCCTTGTCTCTTGCTGCTGACGATTGTCGGCATCGCTCCGCGTATTCCGGGTCTGTGCGGTATCGCTCACGCCGAGCGGCGTTCTTGTCTCTCTTGAACTCGTCGGATTTGCGCGCTTCTGCGATCCGGTCTTTGTTCCGCTCGTAGTAATCCCGTAAGTATTCGCGGTTTTCTTCGGGACTTCTGCCTTGTGCCTTCCGTCGCTCGCGCTCGGCAGGGTCGGTATTGTATCGCTTACGTCTACGCTGCGCGTATTCGGGCTTCCAAGGCATCCTTCACCTTCCATGGCTTCAATGAAGTCGGAGAACACAAGCGCCGCGACCTTGGCGCACCTCTCGTGTATCGTCAGGCGCTTTTCCTGGTGGAAGGACGTTGCCGAAAGCTCAGGAATGCGAAAAAGCGTATCCTGCGCCGCCTCATGCCGGTCAGCTTCGACCGTGTGAATCTGCCGGTCGATCTCTGGCAAAACGTAGCCGGCATCATTGCCTCCAAGATCGCTTGGTAGCGTGGCGCAACGGGACCATGACGCAACCCACGACCAAAAATCATCAACCGCGTGCCCTTTGAGCCGCCATTCCTGCGAGGCAGTGGACGTATCGTTGATAAACCACTTGGACAGCATCTCCTGCTGGCGCATGATTCCAAGGAATTCGGCGTGATTGCCAAGCTCCATGTGATCGTTCGGAGATGGCGTGGCGGTTGCGGCAAGCCGGAATGGCGTGTCGCCAAATGCGTCCATCAGCAAGTTGCGCGTGCGCCCGGCAAAGGACTTGAGGATGCTGCTTTCGTCCAGCACCACGCCACCAAACGCAGACGGGTCCAACTTCGGCATCCGCTCGTAGTTGGCGACCATGATGCCATCGCCGATTTCCGATTGATCGCGCACCTGCCGCGCGTCGATCCCGAATTTCTGACCCTCGCGGATCATCTGCCCGGCCACCGCCAGGGGCGTCAGGATCAAAACAGGCTTTCCGGTGTACTCCGCCACCTGCCGCGCCCACTCCAATTCGCAGAGCGACTTGCCGAGGCCTGTATCGAGAAACAGGGCAGACTTACCCGCTTCAAGCGCATATTCCACGGCAACGCGCTGATGATGTTTCACGGCAGAAGCAATCGGCGCGGGATCAAGCCCATGCTTGCCCCTTTTAATCGCGCGGGCAGCAATAAATTCCCGATACTCTTGAATACCCATCAACCCCACCTCCTGAACGCCGCGCGAATGGCCCATGCGCGTGTGAAAGACAGAGCAAAGAACATGGCAGTAACGCCGACTGCCTGAGCCGGCGTATAGCCAAGAATGCCCCACGTTGCGGCCCAGCTAACGAGCAAGCCAACTGCCGCGTTGGTGAACGCTTCGAGCGCGTCCATCACCGCACCTCTGCCCGCAGAACCTCTGTGGTGGCCCTTCGCAGGGCCTCGCTGGCCGCGTGGATAGCCCGCGTGTCTCCGCGCTCCATGGCGGCTTGCAGGCGCTTGTCGGCGGCCTCGCGCTCAAGGCGCAGACGGCGAAGGCGGCGGGCGCGGAGGAATGTCATTCGGCAGCCTCCTGCGGTGCAATTTCTTCGCGCAGGCCGTCGATTACAGGTCGCCACATATACGGAACCGTGCCGCGGACTTTCCACGCATAAACCGCCGACCGCCTCAGCCGCCGGGGGGGTGCTTTTGGGTGACGGCTTGCCGCTTCTGCGAAGTCTTGCGCGCCGCCAAAATGCTCGATGAGGTCTTGCGGAAACTTCATGCCAGACCTATCTAACAAAATGGCACACCCGTCAAGGCAGAAAAGTGACGTGACCCTTACATTGGCGCTTCGGCAAAATGAGGCCATGCCCGCCAAGCGCCCCCCGAAACCGGCCTCGCCCATTCGCCAAGCCTTTGCAAAGCGCCTAGAAGCGGCTCGAATTGCAGCGGGTTACGATACGATGCGCGAGTTCTGCGAAGCTCTTGGAATCAACGAGGCCAGGTATCGGCGCTGGGAAGCGGCGGAAACTGAGCCCGATATTCACCATTTGCAGAAAATATCGACGTTAACAGGCGTTTCCCTAGATATGCTGATATCGGGCCAGCGCCGCCCTAACTCTGGTGCTGTAGGGCCAGACGCAGCCGCTTAACGCCCCCGGAAATGTTGTGTTCTTTATGCCGCTGCGCCCGCCTTGCAGCGGCTATGTAATTTTTTGTTTGACTGGCATATGCTGAATTGTTAGACCGTCTCCCAGCACCACGGGAGACCACCATGCTTGACCACACAACAGCCGCGCCGGCCCTGAAGGCCCTGAACGCAATGCGGCCCATCGAGGCCCGGCGCACCGCGCTTGCATTCCTGGCTTCGCAAGATCCTGACCTCCGCGACCTGCTGGACGCCATGGGCGACTATCTAGATGCCCGCGCCGTGATCTTGAACCGCTGGGATCATCACGACGAATACGAATGGCTGGCGGCCGAACGCATGTGCGACGCCGCTGCTGAGCTGTTTCGTAGCGTGGAGACCGCATGATGGCGAAGAAGGACGACACCGTAATTGCTTACAAGGCTTTCGACGCAGATTTATCTTGCCGAGGCTTTCAATACGAAGTCGGCAAGACCTTCGCCCATGATGGGCAGGTTGTAATCTGTGAAAGCGGCTTCCATGCCTGCCTGCATCCGCTCGACGTGCTGTCTTCGGCCACTGGCAGAAGGGGCGCGGCCTCGGCCACCGGCAGAAGGCGCGCGGCCTCGGCCACCGGCGATAGTGGCGCGGCCTCGGCCACCGGCGAAATGGGCGCGGCCTCGGCCACCGGCGAAATGGGCGCGGCCTCGGCCACCGGCTTCAGTGGCGCGGCCTCGGCTACCGGCGAAATGGGCGCGGCCTCGGCCACTGGCAGAAGGGGCGCGGCCTCGGCTACCGGCTTCAGGGGCGCGGCCTCGGCTACCGGCGATAGTGGCGCGGCCTCGGCTTCCGGCAGAAGGGGCGCGGCTATAGCTTCTGGATATGACGGCAAGGTTTTGGGTAGCAGAGGCAATGCCTTGTTCCTTGTCGAGCGCGATGCTGACGACAACATTGCAAGCGTTTGGGCAGGCATTGCAGGTCGTGACGGCATCAAGCCTGACACATGGTATCGCCTTGAAAACGGCAAGCCGGTGGAGGCCGCCTAATGCCCCTGCCCCTCGCCAAGCGCCGCGCTCACGCGCTCCGTTCCCCCGTCACCATCGCCGCCGATGGCGCTGCGATGCCCTGCACCGCCGGCTCGTCCACTGCTCCGGGCCGGCACACCGTAGGGGGTTCCTCCCTGCCCCCTGCGGACTTGCCCCTGGCCGGTTCCCCTACTCCCGCCGGTCAGGGGCCTCTTGCGCTGGAACGCGAAGAAGCAAAGCATTTTTTTGAGGCGTGCCATACGCTCGGCATGGTCAAGGCGATCCGCCTGCGGGCAGGGGTGATCGGCAAGGACGACCCTCAGCTTGAGGCCGATTTCCTTGAAGCCGCCGGCGTGAACCAGCGCCAAGGGCCGGTTGTGGGCGGCGTGAAGCAGGCGCGTCCTGGAAATCCGTTTTGGACGCCAAGAGGAGGCTCGCAGTGAGTATCGAAACCGAATTTGTCTGCCCGCCAATTCCCGACCGGACACACGATTGGCGCGCTCAGTTCTCGTGGCACGATGGCGACGACGAGGAAGCGCCGGTTGGATGGGGCGAAACCGAACGCGAAGCTGTCCTGAACCTCATGGCGCAGGCGGCAGATTTCGACGGCGATGACGGCTCTTGCTGGGAAGAAGTGATCGACCTTGCCATTGTCTGCTGGGACGCACAGCGCAGGATGGCGCGAAATGACCCGCAGTAACACCACCCGCCCGATCCATGACGGACACGACCTGATCGACTGGACCGTGCCCGAGCGGCAATGGCCGCACCTATCGGTGATCCTGCTGGCCGCCGTCATGGCCGCGATCCTGATCTTCCTCGCTGTCGAGTTTGGCCAGTACGTCATGTCCAAGGCCGCGCACGACGCGGCGTGGGCTTTGGAGTCGCGCCAATGACAACGCGGGAACATTTCCGCCGCATCATGGCGGAGCGCCGGCGCTTTCCGCCTGGGTCTGCCGATTACGATTACCGCACCCGCGCCGCCCGGAAATATGTCTGGATCATGCGCGGCGTCCCAACAACGGAGTGGCCAAAATGAACATTAACACAGCCCTGATCGCGGGCATTTCGAACCAGCTTCGCGACATGCTGGGCGACGACTTTGACATCGACACGTTCCTCGACACGCTTGACGGCGAGACGAACGCGCTCGACGTGGCCGACCGGCTGATCCGCGACATGCAGGAAGCCGAAGCGCTGGCAGCCGCCACGAAGGCGTTGGCCGATGAATACGCGGCCCGCGCCAAGCGGATCGGGGAACGCCCTGCCGCTATCAAGCGGGCGATCTTGACGCTTCTGGACGCCATAGGCGAGCGCAAGCTGGAACGCCCCGGCGCCACCATATCTCGTCGCGCCGGTAGCGTGTCCGTGCGCATTACCGACGCCGACGCGGTGCCAACCCAGCTTTGCACCGTCAAGACGGTCACAATCCCGGACAAAACCGCCATCAAGCGCCAGATCGAGGCTGGTGAAAACGTTCCCGGCGCCGAGCTAGTGCGCGGCAAGGACGGCGTGACGGTGAGGGTCAAGTGATGGAAACCGCCCGCGAAGCGCTCGCCCATGTGCAGGCCAAGATCCACGCGCCGAAGGACCAAAGAAACGACTTCGGCAAATACAACTACCGCAACGCCGAGGGCATTATTGCGGCGTTCAAGGCCGTGGCGCCCTCGGGCGCAGCGCTGACACTGACGGACCGCATCGAGGCAATCGGAGATCGGCTGTTTCTCATTGCCACGGCGACCTTTCATTGGGGCGGCGAGACTGTCACGAGCGAAAGCGGCGCGATGCACGCGCTTCAAAAGAAGGGCATGGACGACGCGCAGATCACCGGCGCTTGCTCGTCCTATGCGCGCAAGTACGCGCTTTGCGGCCTGCTGTTGATAGACGACAGCACCGCCGATCCTGACACTCGCGACAACCGGGATCAGCCGGAACAGCGGCCCAAAACCGAAGAAACGTCGCATCGCGACCCCATTGCCATTCGGGACGCCCTGCTGGCGCAGATTGCCAAGGTGCAAACCGCTGATGAAATGCGGTCCCTGCACGCGCGCCAGAAGTACAACGACGCCCTGCGTTGGCTGCGTGAAACAGACCCGCCGAAGGCGAATGAAGTCACTCATGCGGCGGTGAAGCGGGAACAGACGATCACCGACGCAGTTGAAGGCGCCGGGGCACAGTATCAATGAGAGGCGCGCTCCGCATCATCCGCGACTGGAACCGGAAGGCGCTGACCGCAGAGATCGGCCAGCTGCCCGAGGGTTTCGAGGTAATTATTCGCGAGCCCACCAGGACGCTCGATCAGAACGCCCGCATGTGGGCCATGCTATCGGACATTGCCAAGGCCGCGCCCGAGGGCCGGCAATGGTCGCCCGAGGTCTGGAAAGCTGCGTTTATGCAGTCTCTTGGTCATGAAATCCGTTGGGTCCAAGGGCTAAATAACGATCCGCTTCCCGTGGGCTTTCGATCATCGCGGCTGACTAAGCGGCAGATGGCGGACCTTATCACCTGCATCGCGGAATATGGCGACCGCCACGGCGTGAGATGGAGCGAGCCCGTGGCTTGTGAGGCGAGAACAACGTGATGGAATATGCATGGGAAAAGCGCATCTCCAAGGCAACGCTGGACCGCATCAACGAGATGCTTCCGCCCGAATTTCATCTTGTCGGGGTAGCGGTGGAAAACGTGGAGACAGCCGAGGGCGCGCTAATCTGCAAACACCTTGAAGCCATGAATGTCTCTGTCTTAAGCGCTGACGTGTGGCGCGATATCTACGGGGATGCGGCGAGCCGTTATACGGTTTCGATCAACGCCATGTGGGGCGACATTCATGACTAACATCACCCGTCAGCCCGTCCAGCCCAAGGCGCAACGCAAAAGCCGCGATCCTGCGCACATGGCTCGCGTCGCCGCCCTGCCGTGCTGCATTTGCGCCGAATGGGGCCTGCCTCAGCTTTCCCCAGCTCAGGTGCACCATTGCATTCACGGGCGCTACAGCACCCGGAAAGCACCGGACAACATGACGATCCCGCTGTGCGAGGGCCATCATACAGGTTTGCTCGATACGTCCAAGCTGGCCTTGCATCAAGCGCCGTCGCGGTGGCGGCGCGAATATGGCCCGGACACTGACTGGATCTCTTGGACTGAACACCGAATAGCCGGATGAGCCGGCTATACCCCGCTCTGCATTGCGATGCCGGTTGTAAAGCAGGGCGGGGGCTCTGAGACAAGGACGAGGATATGACCCCGACCCTCATCCCGCCCGAGGAAGCGGCAAAGCGCCTGGGCGTGCCGGCGGCGGCGCTGCGCGAGGTCGCGGAAGCGCATGGCTACTTGATCCAGGTCGGCCGCGCGGTGAGGGTGAGGGAAGACGAGCTGGGGGAGATCATCGAGAAATGCCGCGTCAAGCCAAGGGAGCGCGTCTCTACCTCGTCAGACGCAAGGGCCGCGCCCCCGTCTACGTCATCCGGGAGGCAGGACGAACCGACGTGTCCACCCGCACGGGCGATCTCCGAGAGGCTCAAGAGGCCCTCGCGGCCTATATCCAGCGGCACGCCCGCCCAGCCGGTCCCGCTGCGCCGGGAGAGATGACCGTCGGGCAGGCCCTGACGATTTACGCCGACGAGCACGCCGCGCACACCGCCGCGCCAGAGCGAATCGGCTACGCCATCGACGCGCTCGGCCCGTTCTGGTGGGACCGCCCCGTGTCGGACATAAAGGGCGCCACATGCCGGCGATATGCGGCTTGGCGTAATCGGTCCGACGGGACGGCCCGGCGCGAGCTCGGCGTGCTCAGGGCCGCGCTGCGCCACTGCGCCCGCGAAGGCTACCTGACCAGCGCCCCGGACGTGACCCTGCCGCCCCGGCCGGCCTCAAAGGAGCGCTGGCTCACCACCACCGAGGCGGCCTACATGCTCCGGGCCGCGCGGGCGCTGCACATCGACGGGCGCTCCTGGGGAGGAACCTCTTCTGCATGCGCGGCCCGAGGCAGGGCCACCGGGAACCGCCCGGCGCGGATCAGCCCGAGGGCCAATTCACATTCC